TGTCGATGAATCTAGACAGTTCGGACCCTACTCAACTCGATGTTGCAACCATAGAGGAGTCCCCTTCAGTGGACGACTCCCTCCTCAACCTGTCTAACAGGACGAGGGGAGCCAGCTATGATATCATCGAAAGTAAATTCGATTCACACTCTTTATCAGAGATAGCCAGATACGGCGGCTACTCTACCTATTCAGGTGCCAGTAACACGGATCCCTGGGTGCGTCATGCACTGAAACTTTTTTCTCGCGATCACTACGAAGCAATCTACGGATTTACCCGGCGGCCTGAGGGCACGTTAGGTATGTACCGTTCACTTCTCCAGTTTTCTGGGGAACCCAATTCATTTAACTCGCTAAACCGTGTCCAACGGCGAGCGATGATCAAGGCAATCTCAAAAACCAAGAAAGCTTTCAAGCTCCCGTGGAAACAGGAGCCGCTTGATTGGCATGAGATCGGACCGTTCCTGAGACGTGATACGTCTGCTGGAGTTACTTTCATGGGCTCTAGAAAAGGAGAAGTGATGGAGGAGATCTATCACGAGGTTCGATGGCTTGCGCATCGTATGAAACAGGGTGGAAAGCAACGTTTCGATCCTTCCAAGATGAGGTTCCCTCCTTGTCTTGCTGGTCAAAGAGGTGCTATGTCAGAAAAGCACGACCCAAAGACCAGATTAGTTTGGGTTTACCCTGCTGAGATGTTGGTTATTGAGGGGCAGTACGCGCCACGGATGTACCATGCCTACATGAAAGATCCCAATACACCGATGCTCAATGGGAAGAGTTCACAACGTTTGTACACAGAGTGGACTTGCGGCCTTCGAGAAGGCGAGAAACTATACGGTCTAGATTTCTCAAAATTTGATACCAAGGTACCAGCCTGGATGATACGTGTTGCGTTCGATATTCTTCGTCAGAATATAGACTTCTCTGTGTGGAACGGAGAGAACGTATCAAAAAGGGAAGCCCAAAAGTGGAAAAACATTTGGGACGGTATGGTGTGGTATTTTATTAATACACCAATCCTTATGCCTGATGGACGAATGTTCAGAAAGCGGAGAGGTGTGCCTTCCGGTTCTTGGTTTACGCAGATGATTGATTCAGTCGTCAATTACATTCTGATCGAATATTTGACTGCCTGTCAGAACTGTGAAATACGGAATCTGAGAGTGTTGGGTGACGACAGCGCTTTTCGCACTGGTGACGAGTTTGATCTCGAAACTGCGCAGCGTGATGCTGACGTCGTGAGTATGGTGTTGAAACCTGAGAAATGCGAGGTCTCAGAAGATCCTAATGAGTTTAAGCTCTTAGGTACCACCTACCGCGATGGTAGACCGCACCGTGCTACGGTGGACTGGTTTAAGTTGGCGTTGTACCCTGAGTCTTCGGTACGATCAATCGAAGTCTCACTTTCTAGGTTAGTTGGTCTGTGGATTGGAGGAGCCATGTGGGATAGAGAGTTCTCACGTTTTATGGAGTTCTTCCAAACCTGTTTCGAGTGTCCTTCTGAGGGCTGGTTCTCAAAGGATCAAAGACGATGGCTCGAAATAGTGTACGGATCCGGGAAGTCCCCTAGGGGATGGACCACCAAGCGATCCCTCTTCTGGAGGTCGATCTTTTTCTCTCTGGGACATTCTTAGTCCTAAATCATGTTTATCATGTCATATTTGTTTTCTACGAGTATGTGAACTTGCTGTTTATC